CAAGACTTGCAGATTAAAGCGCAAGACCTGCAACGCAAGATTGCTAACGACAAGGCGGAGCAAGCTTATAAACAAGCACAGCTACAACTTGAACAACAACGCATTCAAACGCAGCAACAAACAGCTGGACTCAACGCCGCGGCTAAAGTCCAAGCAGATCAGATGTTGCATGATAGGGAGTCCCAACGCGCAGGGCTAACAAGTGCAATTGATATAACTAAGCACATGACAAACTTGCAGCACCAACAAGGCCAACAGAAAAGCAACCTTGAGCATCAGACAAACCAAAAACGTAGCGACCATGCGCATCAACACATGGCAAACTTGATGAATCAGCAAACTACACCTGAAACAAAGAAAGGTAAAGAATGAGAGAACTCGAAACAGTAATTAACGAGATAGACAAAAAAGTTGACTCGTTAAGACAATGGGTTAGCGGAGGACAATGCGTTGACCATAACGAGTATTCAAGATTGTGCGGCGAGATTCGAGGTCTATCGTTCGCACGTGATTACGCAAACGACCTCATAAAACACTTGGAGCATTCCGACGATGACTAAAATCGACCCCTCCTTGGCAGTTGACTTAGACAGAATCTTTCACAAAACGGAAGAAGAAAAAGCTAAGCAATTACCAAGACCCGCAGGCTACAAAATCCTGTGTGCAATTCCCGAACAAGAAAAAGAGTTCGAGAGCGGTATTATTAAAGCTGATCAGACCATTCAATTTGACGAGATGCTAACAACAGTACTCTTTGTCGTATCTATGGGACCTGATGCTTATAAAGATACTGCTAAATTTCCGTCCGGACCCTGGTGCAAACAAGGAGACTTCATTCTTGTACGACCCAATGCTGGTACTCGCTTAGTCATTCACGGTAGAGAATTCCGCTTAATCAACGACGATACAGTCGAAGGTACGGTCGATGATCCACGTGGTATTAAACGTAAAAATTAAGGACCAACAAAAATGGAACAATACAAATTCCCAGACGAGATAGATCCTGTAAATAAGGGTAAACCCGATGTTGAAATAGACATTGAACTAGAAGACGATACTCCCCCCGAGGACCGTGGGCGCCAGCCTATGCCCAAAGAGATTGTTGAGAAGCTAGAAGTAGATGAGCTAGATAAATACAGCGTAGAAGCTAAAGAAAAGCTTATCCAGATGAAGAAAGTCTGGCACGATGAGCGTCGTGAGAAAGAAGCCGCTACTAGAGAGCGCCAAGCTGCTGTTGAAGCTGCTCAAAAACTTCTTGAAGAAAATAAGCGACTTAGGTCTACTTTATCTTCTGGCGAGAAAGAATACATGTCTACAGCCACTAATGCGGCTGAATTGGCAGTAGAAATCGCTAAAAGAGGGTATAGGGAGGCGTTAGAAACAGGCGAAGCTGACAAGATTATTGAAGCTCAGCAGCGTATGACTGACGCAACACTAAAACTAAATAGTGCGAAAAATTACAGACCTACTTTACAAAACCTCGAAAATGAGGTACAAATGCCACAAGTGCAGGAACAAGCACGTCCAACTGACCCCAAACTTCAGAATTGGACTGCAAAGAATCCGTGGTATGGAAGTAAAAAATCTATGACCGCTTTTGCACTCGGTGTACATGAAGAGCTTGCCGACGAATACGGTAAAGAGTTCATAGGTAGTGATCAGTATTATGAGCGGCTGGACAAAACAGTACGCAAAGCGTTCCCTGACTATTTTGAAGCCTTGGAACCTCAAACTAAAGTCGATGAAGTAGACAATGAACCCAAAACTCAGAGTCGAAGAGCGAGCACTGTTGTAGCGTCTGCAACCAGAAGCACAGCAAAGCAGCCTGTGAAGTTAAAGACCTCACAACAAGCTATCGCAAAAAGACTTGGTTTGACTAATGAGCAGTACGCCCGTGAACTTTTAAAATTGGAGCTATAACATGACCGACAAAACGAGATTGACCCGTGAGCTAGATAACCGTGAACTTACTGAGCGCCCTAAGCAGTGGCGTCCACCAGAACTTTTACCTGAGCCGGACAAACAGGCTGGTTATGCTTACAGATGGATTCGTGTTTCGATGCTGAACAATGCGGACCCCCGCAATCTTTCTTCAAGACTGAGGGAAGGCTGGGAGCCTGTGACAGTAGAGGAACAACCGAAATTCAAACTGCTAGTTGATGACAATGGACGCTTTAAAGGCAACATTGAAATTGGCGGGTTGTTACTTTGCAAAACACCTGAAGAATTCGTGCAACAGCAGCAAGATTACTACGCTGACCAAACACGGAAACAGACGGAAGCTGTGGATAACAATTTAATGCGTCAAAGTGACCCACGTATGCCGATCTTTAGAGAAGGCAAAACGCAGGTGAGCTTTGGAAAAGGTTCATAAATTTTTGGAGATTTAAATGGCATATCCTACAGTATCGGCCCCTTACGGCCTAAAGCCTGTAAATCTTATTGGTGGACAAGTTTTTGCTGGATCAACTCGTCAGTTGCCTATCCAGTACGGCTATGCTACCAGTATTTTTTACGGCGATTTCGTTGCACTAGCCCAAGGCTTCATCACACGTCAATCAGTTTCTACTGGTGGCGGTGCATCAGGCATGGTTGGTATTTTCCTTGGCTGTAACTATACAGACCCAGTAACTAAGCAAAAGCGTTTCAGCCAATACTGGCCTGCAAGCACTTTAGCTGGTGATGCACAAGCAGTTGTTTGTGATGATCCTGACACAGTTTTCAAAGCTGTTGTTTGCTCATCTGGAACTACTGTTGCATCAGCAAGCATCCCCATGATTGGCCAAAACTACCAGATGATTAACAACACTGGTAACGTCAATACTGGCGACTCTGCTAACGCATTGCTTTACTCTGCAACTTTGACTACAAACACATTCCCTGTGCGCGTTGTTGATATTGTTCGTGATACAGCTCAATCTTACTCTGCTGTTGGTAGCTCAAGCACAACTACTATCACTATGACAACCGGACCTAACGGCAACGTGTTGCAAGGTGCTGACGTAGCTTACTTAGCAACTAATGGACAGTTAATTGAAACTGGATCTTTTGTTACCGCAGCTATTTCAGCCGGCGCAACATCTGGAACTTTAAACGTAGCTCCAGCAGTACCGGGTGGCGTAACAGCTATTCCTTCCGCATCAACCATTGTGTTTACAAACTATCCTGAAGTTCTTGTTAAATTGAATTTCGGTATACATGAGTATTACACTGCAACCGCTGTTTAAGGAGTAACATAAAATGGCAATTTCACGCGCACAACTGCTCAAAGAGCTGCTCCCTGGACTGAACGCATTGTTTGGATTAGAGTACGCACGCTACGGCGAAGAACACAAAGAGATCTATGAAACAGAGACCTCTGAGCGTTCATTCGAAGAAGAAACAAAACTGTCAGGTTTCTCTGCAGCACCTGTTAAGGCCGAGGGCAACGCCATCGCTTATGACAATGCTCAAGAAGCATGGACAGCCCGCTATAACCACGAGACAATCGCTCTTGGCTTCTCCTTAACAGAAGAGGCTATTGAGGATAACTTGTATGACTCATTGTCTGCGCGTTATACAAAAGGTCTAGCTCGTGCTATGGCTTACACCAAGCAAGTTAAAGCAGCCGCTGTTCTAAACAACGCATTCAACGCTGCTTATGCTGGTGGTGATGGTGTTTCTTTACTTAACATAGCACACCCACTCGTTAACGGTGGTACTAACGCTAACACTCCTTCTACTCCTGCTGACTTGAACGAAACAGCCCTTGAAAATGCTGTTATTCAGATCGCTGCATGGACAGATGAGCGTGGCCTCTTGATCGCTGCTAAACCTAAGAAATTGGTTGTTCCTCCAGCACTCCAGTTCGTTGCAACACGTTTGCTCGATACTGAACTCCGTGTTGGTACAAACAACAACGACATCAACGCAATCAAGAACAACGGTTCTGTTCCAGAAGGTTATACAATTAACCACTTCTTGACAGCTACCAATGCTTGGTTCTTGACAACTGACGTACCTAACGGTCTCAAGCACTTCGTTCGTACACCATTGCAAAATTCTATGGACGGGGACTTCGATACCGGTAATGTTCGTTACAAGTCTCGTGAGCGTTACAGCTTTGGCTGGTCTGATCCATTAGGAATCTACGGTTCCTACTAAAAATAAATGGGGGCTTCGGCTCCCATTTTTATTGACTTTTGTATTTTTTAGTGTATATTTCAGTTATCTGGGAATTCCACCTTGTTGCCACTGGCCCAGCAGACGATGCAACGATTAACAAGGTAACTTTTGCATAAGGACATTTGTCATGGCACGTTCCACATTCTCCGGCCCAATCCTATCTGGGCAAAATCGTTTTGGCCCAATTCGTGATGTAGGTTATACAGACCTCGTTCAAACGGCCCTATTAGATTTTTCTGTAACAACACCTAACACTGCTAACTACGGTGGCGGTTCTGGTATTTTTGTTGCATCTAATAACATCCCAAACAGCATTGCTACTATTTATACTCCACAAGCTGGCGTATTTAGCAATAGCGGACCTACTAAAGCTTCTGCCCCAACTGCTGACGCTACAGGCACTATTTATCGCGGCGTAGTTTTCTATATTCCTTATTCTTGCAATATCACTGATGTGATCGTTGACGTTGGCACATTGCCAACTGATGGAAGCGTAACAGCTAATTCAATTCAGCCTTATGTTTCTAACAACTTTGCTACATCTACTGGTGTATATGCTACGATGGCTGCAATCACTTCAGCTACTCGTGGAACAGCAACTTATGTTGGCTCACAATTGCCTTATGCTAGTGCAACATTACAAGACTTCCAAAACCCACAAGTTGGTACAGATCCAGCATGGTTTGGTCAAGTTGTTGTAACACTTAAAATTACTAACACTGGCTTAACAACTCCAACATCAGGTCAAATTGAGGTAACAATGCGTTACAACCAAAATGACATGAACATTGGTACAAGCTCAGCTTACCCATACGGTAACTTTGACTAATCTCTAGGGGCTTCGGCCCCTATCTTTAACCTTTAAGGAGATTATTCATGGCAACATCGTTATCTAGCGGCGGCATAATATCGTCATCAACACGTCAAAACAAGACGGAACCATTTGACCTACAAGTAGCTCGTGGTCAAGTATATGGACATAGTGTTTTAAACATTTATGGTTATCAAACAGCGGTAGGTACATCGTTTGTGCCTGTGTGGGAAGGTAATACCTCCTATACTTTCCCGTCATCTGCTATTCAAATGCACCTTGTTAGTTCTGTTAACACTGGCGCAGATGCAACTTCGTTAATAACTATTAACGGTTTAGACGCAAACTACAACCAAATTTCTGAAAACATAAAACTTAACGGTACAACGGCTGTAACTACGGTTAAGTCTTATTTCCGTATCAACAGTATGTCAGTAGCTAGTGGCGCTCCTACTGGTAATATTACGTTAAAAGACACATCAGATACAACATTGTATGCAGAGATTGCGGCGGGTAATGGCCGCACTTTGATGGGCATTTACACTGTGCCTGCCGGATATACGTTCTATTTAAGCCGGATTGATATTAACACCAGCTTAAACGCCAACCCCGCAGGTTTTGCAACGTATCAAAACTACCAAACAAGTAGCACAGGTGTACCGACTGTTACTATTGTGGCTCCGTTTACAAACAACTACCATACACAGCGAGTAATGCCTAGGGCTGTACCGGAAAAAACAGACATTCAATTGCAAGCAAAAGTTAGTACCGGTACTGCGGCTTTGACAGTTTCGCAAGAAGGTTATCTGATTAAAAACGCAGCAGACGCAGGAAATACATAATGGCTAAGTCCCCAGCATGGCAACGCAAAGAAGGTAAAAACCCAAATGGCGGTTTAAATGCTAAGGGGCGAGCTTCTGCTAAAAAAGAAGGACATAACTTGAAACCCCCACAACCTGAAGGCGGTTCAAGAAAAGATTCGTTCTGTGCCAGAATGGAAGGCATGAAAAAGAAGTTAACTGGCGAAAAGAAAAAGAACGATCCAGATAGCAGAATTAACAAATCTCTTAAAGCTTGGAAGTGCTAATATGGGACGTTTAAATAAATCAGCTCCAGAAGGTATGGAACCTTTTAAATCTTCTGGCAAGACAAATGCTAAAGATATTGTTCCTAACCCTAAAGAAGATCTTAGTGGTATTAAAGATGATATAGAACGCATTAAAAAAGGATTAAATTCCGACGCTCAAAATAGCTGGAATAGACAGCAACAGCAAGAAGCTGGTGGGCGTTCTGTATTAAGATCAGCTAATAGAGCTGGTGCAGCTGGACTTGCTTATGACGCTGGAAATGAAATTGGTAATGCTATTGAACGCGCTACAAAAGATAGGCCTGAAGGCTCTATTGGAAAAGTAACATACGAAACTTTAAGAAATGCACATCCCGGCGTAAGTGCTTTAATTGATAAAGCAACAGCCCCCAGCGAAAAAGTAGAACTTTCTAAAGAATCTAAAGACCGCATTGCACGGGGTGATTTAGAAAGCAAGTCAATATCTGGGTCTATGCCAGGTTTAAAGTCTAAAACCGCATCTGAATCTAATTCTGGCCCAAGAGATGACATAGGTAAGCCAAAAGAACCCAGTAGCGAAAATATGCGTAGAGGTGGTAAAGTTCGCTCACATGCTTCTAAACGCGCTGATGGTATTGCATCGAGAGGACATACAAGGGGTAAATATTTATGAATGGACATGATGTAAAAGAAATGGCTGATGGAGCTGCTGTTACAACTACGTTCCTTGGAATGATGGGTTGGATGGAGCCTACCGTGTTTTTTATAACAAGTGTTTTATCATTGGTGTATTTAATAATTCGTATTTGGGAAACTGATACAGTTCAGAAGTTGGTAAAGAAAGATGCCAAGTAAGTCCAAAGCTCAACATAACTTAATGGCGGCGGTGGCGCACAACCCAGCGTTTGCTAAAAAGGTAGGTATCCCAC